CCACTGGATGATTTGATGTCGCGCCACGGGGTGACTCGCGTCCATGGGCGTCTTGACTGATTTCGTCATGCTTCGACGGTATCACCATTTGGGGACACCTGCCAGCGGTGGCGTGACGCCTCAGCCGCCGTGTAGCGGCTTCCAGGTCGCCAATATGATGCGACCTACCGGGCAGGGGGCGGGAATCGATTCTAGGGGCGCTCTCGGCCCACCAATCCGCATCTGAAGCTAGCTGCCGCCGGGCCCGGCACAACGATCTTCGGAATCGCTCGCCCGTCGGCCAAGGCGTCGGCATGCTCGGCCAAGGCAGCGGCGATGGCCGCCGCGAGGGAGGGCCGATGGTCGATCATTACGGCCGTATCTCCGCCTCGTGGGAGGCGATGTTCGGCGAGCGAGAATCCAAGCCAGTAGTTCGCCTTATGCTTCGTGGGCGTATCGGCCACGAGCTTTATCGTAACCCAGCTCGCGCGTCCTGGCCGCGCCCATAGCGACCATGTTTTTTTCGTGTGCTCGCAAACTTCGGTCAGCTTGACCCACCCATCGGCTGCGGCGGGAGGGTTGCCTTTGTACTTCCGGACTTTGATCATGCCGACCGTGTATCACGGATCTCCATGTGGCGGCAACATGGAGCGTGGTCCAAAAAAAAAAACAAAATGCCTAAATGTCATATCTCAAAAATCGAGCCGCTCGCTAGCCGGTACCATCGGGAAGGGGAGGAGCTGCCCCTAAGGGCCAGCTCCTCTTCCCTTTTCGGGTACCGGGCAGGTCTCGCCTGCCCCCCAAACCAAAGTACCGGGGGTACCGCAGGGGTACCGCAGGGGTACCGGTGGCACATCTATCGGCGAAATATGCTGTAATTTCAAGCATATGACCCGGTACCCCTTTTTGGGTACCGCAGGGGTACCGGAGGGGTACCGCTGATGGAGCTATAGGCGCCAAATAGCCCCCAAAAATAGCCTCCCGGTACCCCCGGTACCCCACCGGTACCCCATCGGTACCCCATCTGAGGGGTACCCTCTGGCAAGTGCATGGAATCACTCGCCTTTCCCCAAAATGGCCATCATAGAGTTCCGCCAGTCGAGATCTTCCATCGTCCACCCAACCACGGCGCCTTCTGTATGTTTTTTGATTACATTTCCGGACACTAGCGCACCAATGGTTTTCTTCGGATCGCTCGCCTTGGCATGCTGCTTGGCGCTCGCGTGAGTCACCCCGAGGTGTGTCTCGAGATAGTCGACGAGGGCCGATCTGGACACGTACGGCTTGCCGTCTCGAACCTCTCGGCCGCCATGCTCCCACGCGTTGCGATATCGACGCATCATGTCGACGACACGCGATGGTTTGCGCGGGGACTGTCTCTCTGGCGCCGTCCCTATGGCGAAGACCGCGCCCATGATTTCTTCGCCATCCTCATCGATCCATCCGAGGTCGACTGGCGCCAGCTCGCCCGCGATGTCTTCGGGGGCCTGTGCGTCCTTCATTTTCGTGCATTTTACCGTGATATCGCCATCGTCGTTCTTTACGAGAATTGACGCGTCCAATGACGCTTTCCATGCGCTAGATCCTCTGGCCCGATACCTCGAATCGCTGGCATGTCCTGTGTGATGAACGAGGCATGTTCCGGCGCCCAATGCGGCGGAAACAATCGAACATGAATTGAGCATTCTCCTGGTTTCTTGCGCACTATTTTCGTCGCCTGTCATGTGATTATTGACGGTATCAATGAACACAATTGCCGCTTGCTCTTTCGTAATTTCTCGAACAGCTCCGATGACTTCGGCCTCGGCCCCTGGCGTATCGAGGTCGACGGCTTTGCTTGACACGATCAGATTGTCGAGCGATGTCACCCCGTGGGATGTGCACCATGATGCGATCCTCTGTCTGAGTCCGTAATGACCCTCGCCAGCCATGTAGATGACTGGAGCGTGCTTGGTCCGCCTGCCACACCATTCGATACCGGCCGCGATAGAGCATGCGATGTCCAGCGCGATAAACGTCTTGCCGGCCCCGCTCTCGCCATAGATCATGGACACGGCGCCTTCTGGGAGCCATCCCTTGACTGTCCACCTCGGAGGTGATGGTTGCGCCAACAGAGATGTGGCCGTGTGGAATTTCAGACGCCCGGTGTCAGCTCGCGCGTTCTCGAGTATCGCCCGAGCTGAGCTTTCGCCGGCAGCTCGGTCCGCTGCCACATCCCCACCCGGATCGTATCGGCATACCGATCGCGCGATCTGTCTGACCTCGGACGATGGGAGCGGGATATCGCACCGCGTCTCGTTTGCCACCGAGATCGCTGCGAGGACCTCGGCCTCGGTCATACCATGGTAGCGCATCGCCCCCGCGAGCGACGCGAGTCCATCGTTGCGATTGCCCTGGATGAGCCCGCCATCGTCACGCATCTCGTGATTGCTCGAGCTGCGAGATCGCGCGCGATATGCGGACATCCACTGCGGCGGGATATCGAATGGACCGATGCCGTCGAATGGGTCGCTAGACACCTCCCACTCGTATTCTCTGCCATCTACTACGGATGGAGCGGCGACGAAATACCGTCCATCTGACAATAGGTCTAGCCCGTCTCCCAGCTTACATGATCGTACGCTATCGTCATAGACTGCGATATTATGGGTGCCACCTCCAGCGGTGAGCTGTTGCGCACCATTTGGCAATGATCCGTGCTCTAACTGCCACCGATCCCATGTTTCGTCGCCACCGTTCCGCGGGTCGACGTCGAAGATGATGATATTGCTCTTGGCTCCAGCCGCGACGCCTATATTGGCGTCTGGCACGTCGTGCCACCATTGCCGGATCACGCTCGGGTCTGTCGTCGCGTCTTTGACGCCATGCGACCCAGGTAGCGGTATCTTTGACCCTGGCGTCAATGGCAATACTGCCCATCCCCAAGACGCATACTCTAACGCATATTCTAGCAGATTCATTCTTCGATCTTTTGATAGAAGTCACTCAGCTTCTTGACCGTATCGTAGCTCGGAATCGTGTCTCCTTGCATGAGTCGATAAATGACCGATGGATGGACCACGGCGCGCGCGGCCACCCGCTGGATATTGGCGACCTCGAGTCGCGCTCGAATTTGCTCCACCGTGAGCATATTTACCTCCTAGGGCAAAAATATTTGTGTGTGCGCTTGACATCTTACCGAGCGTCCTATAGCTTGGCAAGCACAGTCCCCAACTGGCGACATCGCCGACCGGGGAGGAGGAAATATGGCAATAAAAATCAAGTCGACCGCAGGGGTGACTGCGGCTAACGGCGTCAAGATGTGCGTCTATGGCGCCGCCGGGTCCGGCAAGACTACGCTAATCAGGACGCTTCCGCGTCCGATCATATTGAGCGCAGAGGGAGGCCTCTTGTCGATTCAGGATGCAGATTTACCGTACATCGAAATTGATTCAATGGACAGACTCAAAGAGGCGCTCGCATGGGCTCAAGGTAGCGAGGAGGCGCTTGGTTTCGAGAGCGTTGCGCTCGATTCGATATCGGAGATCGCAGAAGTCGTGCTCGCGAAGGAGAAAGCCGAAGCTAAGGATCCGCGACAAGCCTACGGGGCGATGCAAGATGTCATGGGATCGGTGATTCGCGGCTTTCGAGATCTCAAAAAGAAGCACGTTTATTTTTCGGCGAAAGTCGAAAAGAGTCAAGATGAGATGGGACGCGTTCTGTACGCGCCATCTATGCCCGGAAACAAAATGGCGCAATCGCTGCCATTTTATTTTGACGAGCTGCTCGCGATGCGGGTTGAGCTCGACGGCGATGGCAATCCGCAACGCGCGCTCATGGCTCAGTCGGACGGGCTATGGCAGGCGAAGGATCGGAGTGGCAAGCTCCGCGGTTTTGAGTCGCCAGATCTCGGCACGGTGATTCGTACGATTACAGGAGGTGCATAATGGCAACGATAGACACCCTTGCGGGCGATTGGCTCGAGGCAAAAGAGGCGGAAAAGCAGGCGGTAGAGCGCCGCCGGTGCATTGAAGATCGAATGGCATATCACATGCAAATCGCCGAGAGCTTCGAGGGGACGAAGACCGAAGATCTGGAGTCATATCAGATCAAGCTGTCGGGCCGAATCAACCGCAAAGTTGATGCGGAAAAACTACAGTCCATCGCAATTGATTATGGCATATTCGATCAGCTTTCATCGCTATTTAGGTGGAAGCCTGAAATCAACATGAAGGCATGGAATGCCGCGCATGAGTCCATTACGCGCCCACTGGCGCAAGCGATCACGGCAAAGCCGGGTCGTCCATCTTTTGCAGTCAAACCGAAGGGTAAGTGAGATATGGCGTCTCTAGGAAACACGTTCGATGTGAACAACATCCCAGACGATTCGAATTTTGAACCTCTGCCAGCGGGATGGTACACGGCGCAAATTTCGTCGTCTGAATTGTGCACGACGAAGGCCGGAACCGGCCAATACATCAAGCTGTGCCTTGATGTGACGGGGCCGAGTCACGCAGGGCGGAAGGTGTTCACGAATCTGAACATCCGAAACCCGAACCAGGTGGCCGAAGAGATCGGCATCAAACAATTGGGTCAGATCGGGCGATCAATCGGAGTTCCGAGAATCAGTGATACTGACCAATTAATCGGAGGCGCCCTCCAAATCAAAGTCACCGTCAAGAATGACCCGCAGTATGGCCCAGGGAACGAAGTGAGGGGATATAAGGCGGTAGGCGGTAGTCAGGCTCCTGCACCAGACGCGTATCCGCAACAGGCGCCTGCAGCTCAGCAAGCGCCTACGCCGCAACAAGGCGGCTCACCCCCATGGGCGCAACAGCAGGCCCAGCAAGCACCTGCGCAGCCTCCGACTGGCAATCGTCCGCCGTGGGCACCTCAAGGGTGACATGAAGCTTCCTGGCCGTATGCATTCGACCGTCGCGCGCATCGATGCGCACCATGAGGAGCGCGAGCGAGCTGAGTCGCCAAGGTCACACTTGGGAGCGTCCGTGCTCGGCAAGTCATGTGACCGTGCGATATGGTTATCGTTTCGATGGGCGGTCAGGGAGCACCCACCCGGCAGGGTGATGAGGCTGTTTCGTCGCGGGCATCGTGAGGAGCAAACAATCGTCGAAGACTTGAGGTCAATCGGCGTAGATGTTCGTCACGCGACAGATGATCAAATCAAGATAGACATGGGATGCCACGTCGGCGGCAGCCCGGATGGCATCGCCGAAAGCGGTGTTCCAGAGGCGCCCAAGACGCGGCATCTACTCGAATTCAAGACGCACTCGAAAAAGAGCTTTGATCACTTGACTCGGCATGGTGTCATAAAATCAAAGTGGCAACATGTCGTTCAAATGCAACTCTATATGCATGCTCTTGGGCTCGATAGAGCGCTTTACGTAGCCGTGTGCAAGAACGACGATCATATGTGGGCAGAGCGGATCGAATATGATGAATCCGTCGCCAAACGATACCTAGATCGCGGCCATCGCCTCGCGATGACAGAGCGTATCCCAGAGCCGATTAGCACGGACCCTTCGTGGTATGAGTGCCGATTCTGCCCGGCGTATCAGATGTGTCATCAAGGCAAGCCATCGTCCGAAGTCAATTGCAGAACATGCGCCCATTCGACGCCGATGAAAGATGGGACATGGCGATGCGATCGATGGGGCGCGACGATTCCGAAGGATGCCCAAGTGGACGGATGCCCAGCTCATGTGATGCACCCAGATCTAGTGCCGTGGGAGATGCGAGACGGCCTAGACGAC